CATAGTTATTATTCTAAACTACTTATACTTACGCTAGGATGTTATCCACACGGAAGATTCTGTAGTATTGGTTAGTCTTAACCGCTGCAAGACCGTCCTGAGGACCAGCTGTACCAGCATATGGGTTTGCAACCATGCCGTAGCGAGTCTTGAAGCCGATCTTAGGCTGGAATGTATCTTCTCCAACCGCACGAACCATTGTGAGTGGTACGTATGGGCAGTAGAACAGACCAGCGTCATAAGGATTAGTACCCTTATAACCGACTGTGATGTAGTCTTGAGTTGCATATGGGTCAACATATACGCGAGTACGTCCGTTAAGAACACCAGCGAATGTATTACCAGTATCGTCTACGTTCAATGAAGTATTCATTGCTGGAGCGTAGTCGAGCATGCCAGAAGCAGAAAGTGCAGAAGCAACGTCTGAAGAAGTGATAATGAAGTTACCACGACCTCTACGAGTGTCTTTTGCAATTTGGTTAGCTTCTCTTTCGAGCTGAACAATCAGACCCTTGAACTTCTCAACTGACCAACGACCATCAGCGTCTGTAGACAGGTTGAAGATACCGTTGATAGCTGTGTTAGAAGTAGAAGCACCAGTCTTAGCTTGTGAGTTAATAGTACGGATAACTTCACGGTTGATTTCAGCCAAGATTTCTGTAGACAGAATGTTAGCAAGTTCTGTTTCAGCATCCAAGCCATGAATAGCTTTAAGATCCTGAGCCAATTCCAAGCTGTATTCTGCTTTCAGAGCACGTGACTTAGCAGTAACAGTTGCTTTCTCGATAGTGAAACCCATTTCCTGGAAAGAAGAACCACCAGTTGAACCAAGAGCTTCAGCATCAGCTGTAGGCATACCGCCAGCAGCAAGACCAGTAGTACGCTCGTCATCGATTGTACCAGCACCAGTTGCAGTTGAGTCATTCAAACCAGAGCTTGAAGCAGGTTGTGTAACAGAAGAGTCACCAGAGTATGCAGTGTTAGCTTCGTTAAACAGAGCTTCAGTTGAACCAGTTGAACCAGCACCATAGCGAGCCTTCATAGCGAAGATCAAGCCAGTAGGACCAGACATTGGCTGAACACCACAAACGTCATAAGCCATCAAGTTAGGCATAGCACGACGAACAAGTGCGATCAGAACTGGGTTCCAGTTTTGTGCAGATGTAGTGTTGTTACCAGGTGCAGCTTCTGAAAGCATACCGCCCTGTTGAGCAGCTTCTTCCATGAAAGCACGTTCTTGGTTTTCGAGAACCGCAGCTGTAACAGCTTTACGGTGCGCATCTTGGATCTTACCAGCAGACTCATTTTCGAGGACTGGAGACCACTTTTCGATCAAACGATCATATGATTCCATTTGGAACACTCCTTATTATTTTGTTTTTGCAAGAGCTTTCAGATACATGTCCATAGCACCAGAAACCTGAATTGGAGAATCTCCTTCTTCAGCTTCAGTGTATGCAGCTTCTGTTGACTCGGTTACTTCTTTCTTGAAGTATGATTCTTTAACAGTTGCAACTTTCTTAGCGAAAGTTTCTTCGTCTTCGAAATCAACATCTTCAACAAGTGACTTTAGCTTCTCAACTTGAGTTTCAGCAAGATCGCGTGAATGTTCACGAATGATTGCATCGCGAGCATATACTTCAAGCGCTTCAGCCATTTCGATTGCTTGAGCAGTAGTAGCGTTGAGTTTCTCTTCGAGTTCTTCAACTGTATCTGCCAAGTCATCAACTAGGTCGACCTTAGACTCAGGTACTTCGATATAAGACTGTTCGAACAGACCCTTCAGGCCAGTCATAAAGTCTTCAGCAATCTCAGCTCTGAGACCAGATTGGATAGCGACTTTGTTGTCTTCCATCCACTGTTCAACTACGTAGTTGAGGTATGAATCGACTTTCTCAACCATTTCTGACTTAGTAGATTCGATCTCTTCAGAGAGTTCTTCTTCATACTTAGCTTCCAAACGGTCAATCTCTTCAGCAAGCTTAGACTTAATAGCTGCTTCGAAGATTGTTTCTGCTTTGCTCTTGAACTCTTCTGACAAAGTAGCTTCATCAGAAATAAGAGCATTCAGATCTTGAGAAAAATCTGCTTCGTACTGAATTTCAGCTTGTGCTTCTGCTTCGCCTTCTTCAATGTCATAATCTTCTGACATCAACTTAGAAAGAGCGATCGAAAGATCTTCTTTCTTCATCTTTGACATATGATTATAAGCTGCATTGATCATGCCAGCTTTTGACTTAGGCATTGGATCTTTCTTAGTGTTGTCACCTTTACGCTTTGGAGCGCTTCCAGTTGCATCACCAGCTTTATCCACAGAGGCTACAGACTGTGCTTCAGCATTCTTAGGATCATGAGCTTCTTCCACGACTTCGTTCTCAACTTCGTCATGGAGTTCTACTTCTTGATCTTCAGTATATTGATCAGTCATAATTGACTCCTATTATTTTGATTTGAGTAACGAGAGGAAATTCTTAAACTCACGAATCTGTACCTCATAGAGATCTTTTCGTGGAGCTTTCTTAATTTCAGTCTCCATTTGTTCAATATGTCTTGCTTCGATGATACCGTTATTCCATACCCATTCAACACCTTCCATAACTCCATTAACAAAAGCATTAGGTGCAGATGGATCCTGAACAATATCGACAGCGTTGAGCATGAAGTCGTTACCGACCATCATGGCACCACTGCCTCTTTGCAGACTTCCCATACCACGAGTTGAAACGCCAACCCTCACGCCACCATCGAGAAGACCTTCAACGATCTTACCCATAGGAGTGTTTAGAATTGTCGCTTTTCCAACAACATCGTTCCCCTTCCATTCAAGAGAATCGATCTTGTGAGAAACTTTATCTAGGTTGACTGTTGGTCCTTCAGGGTGATTGAGTTCACCAACAGCTCTACCTTGTGAAACTTGTTCATCAATATACTTACCAACAGCATTTTCCATCACAGCTTTAGGATAGATTCTACCGTTTCTATTTTTTTGTTCTGATGAAGCAAAAATACCTTCGATAGAATATTTTTTTCCACCGTCTTTAGTTGCTTCAACAATACATTCCAGATTTTGATCTGTATATTCTGCAATAAGTTTCATTTCATTTGTCCGAATTGCTTCACAAATTGAGTAGC